ATCAGATCCCAGACTCGAAGTGCTGAATCGGATAAGAGATATAATGCAGCGGCCGCCAACTTATCTGATCGATGAAAAGGAGCGAGCCGAAAGAGAAGAAGCGGCAGCAGCCTACTCGGGGGAAAACGAGAAGCATTTTTGCGACTATTTGCGCGACTGCAGCACTAGCTCGCGTAGGGCCACTTATGACACAAGACGAGTACAGGCAGCTCTTTATGATATGTACCTGGAAAAAGAGCCCATGAGTTATCGGGACAAAGAGGATTGGCAAAGCAGAATCATTGTGCCCAAACCTTTTGCCGCAGTGCAATTTGGCATGGCAGCCGTCAAAAAAGCCTTTCAGCCCAAGTTTCTCTCGGTTCAAAATTATGTGGACAAGGCATCTGCTGAATTCTGGGAAAAACTAATGGGGGTTCAATTCAATGAACAGCACGCCAGGTTTCCGCAGGTTTTCACTGATGCCTCCGGCATGGGCCTTGCCATAGGCCAAAGTTTGGAAATGATACCCCGCTGGGTTAGGCGCAAGGGCTTGCAGTACACTTTGGTTGAGCCCTGGAAGATCGACCGGGACCCGGACGCCATAAGCCGCAACCCGTGGTCCGGCATGTACTGGATTCATTCGGAGTGGCTTGACTATTTTGTTCTTAAAGAAGGCGAGAAGAGGGGCCAATATTTTGACGTAGATAGAGTGAAAGATCGCGGGGACAGCTCTATGGCCGATGAGGGGCTTACCAAGGAAGAGCTGAAAGAAAAGCGCGGCTATCTTTATGAAAAGTCAAGATTTAGAAAACTGATTTTCGCCTCTGAGCTTTGGGGCACGGTTCTTGACCCGAGGGGCGAAATGCTTTTGCCAAACGGCTATTACACGGTGGGCGCAGGCGTTCATGTTATAAAGAAGCCCCGCATGTCGAGGTATAATATTATCAGGTGGCCCGGTGTCAGCTTTAGTCCACTGCCAGATTTTTTAAGATTCGGCGGACGCGGTTTGCTTCAGGGAGTGAAATCGCTTTGGGAGTATATGTGCAATATGATGTGCCTTCATGCGGACTATCAAAACTGGATCGTAAACCCTCCACTAGAGGTCAATACCGATGCCCTCGTTGACCCGATGGATGTTGAGGATTGGCCCGGCAAGAAGTATCTTGCCAAAAACACGTTGAGCGGACAACAAGCCGTGCGGGCGGTAGAGCGCAGATTTATCACCAATGATATCTTGGCGAATTTGCAGTATGGCGATCAGAACTTTCAGCGCGGCACGTTTATCACCGATGCAATCCAGGGCTTGCCGGGATATCGAAAAGACATGACTTGGCGGGAAAGTCAAATGCTGCTTGAGCAGGCCCTTGGGGTTTTTAGCCTGATAGGAGAAAATGTCGAGTGGGGTGCAATAGATGCGACCATGGCAGGGGCGGAATGTGTGCGGGCGAACATCGGCATAGAGGATCTTATGCAGATCTTTGGCGAGGGCGCTAGGCAATATGTCGATCCCGAATCTCCAACCGGCACCGGCGTTAGGCTGCCCGAACTTGACGGCAGTTTTCATATATCCGGCCTCAGCACCATTACCAAAGAAGCTGAGACCATGCGAAACATTACTGAATTGGTAGTGCCGATGATGGAGCGCTTGCCATGGTCGAAATATGGCAGGCCGCATAAAGTCTTAAAGGCTATAGAAGAAAGGGTCAACTTGAAAGATGAGGGCCTGTTTGTAGAAGAGGGAAAGGCCGAACAAATTGACGAGCAATCAAGGCAAATGGCTATGCAGGCGGAACTGCTTGGCGCAGTCGGTGGAGGGCAAGGCGGTGAACGAAGGGCACAGCTTAGATCACGGCCATAAGACGGATATAGTTAGCGGCAGGCCCGTAGAAGAAGAGCCAGGACGCAAGGGAGAAAAGCAACTGGCCAAACTCCGGGAACGGCAGGTGAAACATGAAGCGCTTTTGGAAGATCTCAGAAGTGGACAGGGGCGGCTGGCTGTTGAGAAGATTCATGAGGCCCTTGACAGTCGCGTTGCAGAGCTAGTGCAACAAGATCCGACAGCCAGCGCCTTGATGGGCGTGTTGCAAAGTTTCGGTGTTGCGATTGTAGTTACTAGGCGAATAAGAAAAGAGGTAGAGGAACTGCAAGACCTGATTAACAGATCATGAACTTTGCACAACTAAGAAATTATTTAGACCATGCCTTTGGGCATGCTACAGATGCATATATTCAGCGTTGGAATGAACAGAAATTAACCGGGAGCATTCTGATTAGTGTTAATATGTTTAAAGGCGGCTTATCAAGTGTAAATATCAGTGAAAAGGAAACCATCCATGAAAGCAGGCTGACAGAGACTATAAAATTTTCTCAAATTCAATAGCATTATAAATTAAGGGACCTACCCTAAGCAAAACGGAGCCCGATTTATAAGTCATTCGTGATTTATTTATCGGGCTTTTTATTTGAGTCAACCTTTAACCATAAGTCAATCCCCCTGAAGGGAGCAAAACCCCCGGACACGGATTGCAAGGAGACAAGAAGATGCCAGACAAACCAAAACCAGATGAAACAGAAGAAAAGCCTCAAGCCGTAAAAGATACCCTGGAAGAGGCTCTAGGATCGGTGGACCGAACATTTGATGGCAAGGCAGTGACGGAGGAGGAAGACGCTGGCGAAGAGCCTGTTATGAGCGGTCATCCAGCTACGGAACTGGAAGAGCCTGAAACGGAGGTTGAAAAAGAAGCCGATTCTGAGGAAGCCGAGGAGGCGGAGAAAGAAACGCCGGAAGAAAAGCCCAAGGCGGAGTCAAAGTACAAAAGCCATGAAGAAGCTGAGGCTGCTGCCGCAGAGGGCCAACGACAAATAACAAAACTCAGCATCCAGCTTCAAGAGGCTAACGACTTGCTTCTTAAGACCATGGCTAGGCAAAAAGCCAAGCCTGAAGAAGATGAGTCTCCTGCTGTTGAAACCGCTGATCAGTTTACGCTGCGTCGGCGCAGGAAGGCCCTTGACGAGATAGAAGCACTCGACCCCGATGATGAAGGCCACAAGGACAAGGTGGCCGAAATCCAGGCGAGGGCGGATAGGGAGATCCTGAAATATCACCAGGAGGAAATTGCCAACCTTGAAGCTCAGAAAAAGGAAGAAAGCAAAGGTGTTCAGACCGTTATTGACCAAGCCCAAAAAGCTATGAGGGAAGCTGGTCTTAATCCTGAAACAGATTCACCGGACAGCGCTTTCTTCTGGACCCTAGCGCAACTTCTTCGGAAGAGAGGCGATCTGCCTGTTTCAATCGATGATCAAATCGCAATGTGTATCAATGAGGTGAAGAAGTACAAGAACGAAGCCCTAGAAAACTACAGAACGGAGGAAGCCAAACGGCGTGCTGAGGAAAGGCAAGAAGACCAACCTCTTGGCAGGGGCCAGGGCGGACCCCCCAAGAAAGATGAGGGAAAGCCCGAGGCCGCAAAGCCTGTCACGTTGGGCGGCGTGCTTGATGCCGTTGTGGAGTCCAGACGTATCTAACAAGGAGGAATAACCATGGCTGCAGCTACCTGGACATACTCTGCCCCCGACGGGGTTTACAAATCACACGAGATTTCCAAAAATCTGCTTCATGTAGCAATTGAGGAAATGAAGTTGTTGCCATTCACTACTGCAGTGAGTGGCTTTGGCAAGGGAAGAGGCGAGACGATTACGCTTATGCACATCAAGCATGTCCCTGAGCCCCTGTCCGCCGAACTTGAGGAGTCAACCAGAATTCCAATTGATCAGATCGAGATGGATCAGAGAGCAATCACGGTTGTCGAAATGGGGCGCGGTATCGAACACACCCATTTGTTTGAACAGCTTTCTGCCTTCGATGTAAGAAACGAGATCCAAAAAGCGCTTAAGGTTCAGATGGAGCGCTGCATGGACACGGCTGTTGCCGCTGCTTTCAAGCATACCGATGTCAAGGTGATCTTTACCCCAACAAGTCTGACTGGCGGAGTCTGGGATACGGACGGCACGCCTACCACGGCTGCCACGCACAATCTCACCTTTGACCATATGGGCGTTATTGCTGACTATATGGCCGGGGATCTTCATATCCCTCCTTACAAGGGTGACAACTATGTAAGTTGCTGGAGCCGAAAGCCTCTCAGGGGCCTCAAGTCGGATCCGCTCTGGCAAGCGGTGCATATGTATCTGCGTAAGGGTGAGCTGTTTTTCAAAGGCGAGGTCGGCATGGCAGAAGGCATCCGTTGCGTAGAGGTTCACAGAGAGAACGCCCTGTCCAACTCAATCGGCACAGGATCAATTACTGGGGAGGGCCTGATTTTCGGTGACGAGGCCATTGCAAGAGTTGAGGCCGAGGCCCCGCATTTACGGCTTGACGCAAACTTCCAAGGCGATTTCGGTCGCACAAAGGCAGTTGCCTGGTACGGAATCCTGAAATTCGCTTCTATATGGGCGACTGCTAACGACGGCGAGGCAAAGATCGTGCGCTGGGCCAGTGCTTAATTATTAACCCTTTAAAACGACTAGGAGGATAAAACCATGTACGGAAGCTATGCAAAACACCCATTGCTTTCCCATTTCGACGATGGCGAGACTGCTACAGCGCTTGATTATAACAACGCCATTGGCGACGAGGAAAGCACCTGGATAATGTGGGAGCCGTTCACCGTTACACGGTTCTCTGTAATGATCATTACGGCCATGACTCTTACCACGGCTGCGGTCGTATCCTTGTTTAGAAAGGCCAAGGCTGGCAGTGGCGTAGGAGCCGACGATGCAAGCTCAAGCGCGGCTTTTATGACGGATACTGGCGAGGCTTTTACCGTGAACGAATTTGTCGGCTGGACCATTTACAACATCACGGATGGCAGTTCGGGAATCATCACGGCAAATACCGCTACAACCGTAACGGCCACTCTGTCTGGTGGAACTGATAACGATTGGGATTCCGGCGACAAGTACGTGATCGGCTACAAGCTTGCCGACGTTACCATCCCGATTGGCACGGCAGATCCCAAGATTGGCGACATTATCTATGCCGATGTGGAAAACGCAGTCAATGTCAGCGGAAGCGGTCCGACCGCCAGTGATGCATACAAGCGGAGAGGCACGGCGGACATTAATGCCGGCGAGCAACTGGCGGTGTTCAGTACAACCCTGGGTGCAGGAAGCGCTGGAACCTTTCAGCCTGTTGTTCTGGGACACCACAGAGCCGAGGTGGCTGCCAACCAGACAAAGATGAGTGTATCGACCTAAACACTTAACCATTTCTCCCCCTTTACACCAAGGGGAATAAGGGAGGATTTTATCATGACAGCTTTAGCTGCAAGCAACGTAACAATAACCGTTGCTCCCGGAGACAGGCACGTTCTCGGAAAGTTGAGAATGTGCAAGGGATCTATGGCTTTTGGCGACGGGGCACTGACTTATCCGCATGGCGGCGTCCCAATGCCATCCGTTGGTTACTTTGGCATGAACAGAGAAGTATCCATGCTTGATGTCGTGGACGCTTCTGGGAACGGACTAATTTATCGGTATGACCAGGCGAATCGCAAGGTCAAGGTGTTTGCTCCTGCGCCTCCAATTGTTTGCGAGGAGGTAGTCACTGTGACCTCTAATGTCGGGTACTTGAAATGGCCGGCTGCTCACATTGAATATGTCTCAGATGGGGCGGATCCGTTTCTTGTCATTCCCGGTGGCCTTACCCCGGTTCAAAAGTCCTGTGCCGTAGATATGGGCTTTGACCTTACAACGGGCGTTTTGACCAGGGGGCAACGCTGTAGCCTTACCTTTCATGCAACCGATAGCGTAACTTCGGTTTTTGTAAGTTACATTACCCAGGCATGGAAAGAAATAACTGATAACATGGT